AACTATTAAAATTTCAATGAAAATGAATGAAGATTTAAAAGTAATGGGTTACTACAAAAACACGACCCGAGAGCAAATAGTACAAATCAAAGACTTTAAAAAAGATAAACTTTGGTACGAAACAATAAGACAACACGAAACAAACCCTATAACAGAGTTTTGTTGTTCGGTTGAAAGATTTAAACGATTATATATTAAAACAAAGTAAAAATGGAAAAGACAATTAACGAAGAAGAGTTTATAGGTATTATAGGCAATGAGGCTTATTTTCAATTTGTAAACGATATTTATAAGCTGCTAAAAGAAAGCGAAGCATATAAACGCGAAGAAGAAGTAGTTTATTATATTGGTGCATCACCTTTAAACGAAACAATGTGGTTTCATTATGAAGCATCTTTATTTAAAAAGGATATAGGCGATGAGTTTGGGTTTACACGAATGATTATAACCGACGACTTAGATACGACGTTAGACCGTATTAATTACGCAAAAGACGAAATAAAAAAGAATGGCGGTAAAGATGGAATTTGGATTAATAAATAATAAATAAGTAAAATGGAAAAAAGAGACAATTCAGGAGCGTTATTTACTAACGACAAAAGAGAAAAAGAAACGCATCCACATTATCAAGGTAAAGCAACTATCGGAGGCGTAGATTATTATGTTTCAGCTTGGATAAAAGACGGACAAAAAGGTAAGTTTCAAAGCCTAAGTTTTAAACCAGTTCAGGAACAAGCGAAGCCAACAGCTGGAAAACCAAATGGCAGACCCAACTATGGAAAAGAATTCGATGAATTTTTAAACGGATTATGAAACAACAAGCAAAGGTTTTAAGCGAAGCAAATGAACTAACAAGGTTAATGGTTAAACACTACCTACAAAAACACGAATTAAGCCTTAATGCTTTTTCTAAGTTAGTAGATATAAGACAACCTAACTTGCATAAATTTATGAGCGGAAACACTTTATCCAGCAAGTCAATTGAAAAGCTGGGAGAGTTCTTTAGTAAGTAAGACCCCAATTGAGATTGGTACGTCATAGTGCGGAATGTAAAAAGTTCCGCATTTTTTTTATTCATTTTGTTGTTATATTAAAAAGTATTATTATATTTGTTCAACAATTAAAACTAACAATTATGAAAAACTTATTTAGAGAATGTACAGAATGCGATGGGTATGGCTACGTAACTATTGATTTAAACGATACTCATATTCCTTACGAACAAAATGAAATTGATTACACTTGTATGTATTGCGATGGTAAAGGCGTAGCTTTAGATGAAGACGAATTACCTTTCAGGATTGAAGATTTAAACGATATGATTGAGGGTATGCAAACACGAATGAGGTTACATTCAGATACTATAATACAATGTGAGAAAGGAATGTTATACGAATTAAAAGAAAAATACTTAGATAGATTAGATACTTGCGCTCGTGCATTAGGACGTTTAACAATTTATAAAAATAAATTACTTAAATTAGCCGAGTGAAATACTTAACGATACTTTTATTTCCTTTCATTATAGCCTTATTCTTTTTGGATAGGGCTGTTTTGCTTTTTATTTGGAATGTTCCGAGTATTAAGTATAAAAAGTGGTTGTTTAATGAGGTTGAAATGGGTAAAAGTATAGTTCGTGTTTTAGGTGGTTTGATAGTTGTATTATTTATTTTATTGTTGTTTATAATTGGACACTAACCGTTTTTTGAATGACCTTTACGCAGACCATAAACACTGGATTAAAGTTGTGCGCTCATTTGGAGAGTATTATTTAGCTGAAGATATCGTCCAAGAGATGTATTTAAAGTTAGCAAAACACGAAAACAAAGAAAGATTTTACCGTAACGGAACTATTTATAAGGGGTTTGTATGGATTGTTTTAAGAAATATGTATTATGACTTTGAAAAATCTAAACAAAGGCTTCAAAAAGTCGATATAACGGAAGCAATTCAGTTAGTTGATGAAAGTAACCCATACGAAAAGACGAACGCGCAAAAGCAATTAGAAGTAAAAATAAACGAAACAGTAAACAGTTGGCATTGGTACGATAAACTATTATATGAACTTTATCGGGATACAGGAATGAGTACACGCCAAATACAAAAACATACGGGAATAAGTTTCAAATCAGTATGGCAAACGTTAAAATACTGCAAGGATAGTTTAAAAATAGAAGTAGGCGAACATTATGAGGACTACAAAAATGAGGATTACGAATTAATAAAATAAAAACATGGCAAGAAAAAGACGAACAAAAGCTGAAATTGAGGCAAGTAAATTATCTACTTATGAAGTGGTAATTGATGAAAATGTTTCAGGCGTAGAAAAAATTAGTTTAGGATTAGGAGATACCGTTGAAAAGGTATTAGAAGCAACTGGAGTAGCAAAAGTAGCTAAATGGTTATTAGGAGAAGATTGTGGATGCGATGAACGCAAAGCAAAGTTAAACGAGTTATTTCCGTACAGAAAGGCGAAATGCTTAGAACAAGCTGAGTACGATTGGTTAACAGAATGGTTTAACAAAAAGGCGGAAGCCATAAAACCAAGTGAACAAAAAACAATACTTGCAATTCATTCAAGAGTGTTTGGAGTACGCAACGAACCAACTTCATGCGGAAGCTGTATTTTGGAAAGAGTAAACCAATTAAAACAAGTTTATAACACATACGAAGATGCCAATTCCTAAACCAACAAGTAACGAAACAAAGTCGGAGTTCATTCAACGTTGCATGACCGATGACAAAATGGTAAGTGAGTTTGAAAATACAGACCAAAGATTAGCAGTTTGTTCAACAAGTTATGAAGATAATCTATCTAAAAACACGAACGAAAATTGAGCCTAATATTAACCAGCGATTACTATATTGTATTTATGAATCCAAGTAAACATAAACAAGATTGGAACGCTCTAAGGTTAATAATGAAAGTAGCAGAAATAAACTACTGTGTTTTTATAGACTATAAAATTTACTCTTTAGAAATACACGCAGTAACAAAAGACGAATTCAACACATATCAATACAATTCTAATTAAAACACGAATTATGGCAAAAGTAGGAAGACCAAGAAATTTAGATAGCCCTGAACAACTATACGGACTATTTGAAAACTATAAATCTTACGTAAAGGCGAACCCAAGATTAAAAATAATACACGGAGGTAAAGACTTTGAAGAAAGAGTAGAACCCTTAGAATGTCCACTAACAATGGAAGGCTTTGAAATTTATTGCTGGAATGAAGTAGGTGAAGTAGAACAATATTTTAAAAACGTGGATAAAAGATATTCAGAATATATCCCTATCTGTTCACGTATACGCAAAGAAATACGCAAAGACCAAATCGAAGGTGGTATGGTAGGGCAATACAATCCAAGTATAACACAGCGTTTAAACAACTTAAAAGAACAAGTAGAACAAACAAACATTGAACAACCGTTATTTAAGTTAGATGATAATAACGACAGCAATTAAAAAGATTAATGCGTTAAAAAGACGAATAAAAATAATTCAGGGCGGAACTTCGGCAGGGAAGACCTATGGAATATTGCCTGTATTAATTACAAAAGCAGCTACATTTCCACGAACTGAAATAAGTGTAGTAGCTGAATCAATACCACATTTACGAAGAGGTGCTTTAAAGGACTTCTTACGCATTATGAAAGACACTGGTCGTTATTTTGATGAACGTTTTAATAAATCACTTTTAAGATACGAATTTGCAAATGGAAGTTTTATTGAATTTTTTAGTGCGGATGATAGCTCTAAGCTACGTGGTGCTCGGCGTGACATTCTTTATATTAACGAATGCAATAATGTTACCTTTGAGTCTTATAATGAACTTTCTATACGGACTAAAAAAGAAGTATTTTTAGACTTCAATCCAGCTAATGAGTTTTGGGTACATACGGAACTAAAAGACGAGCCGGACGCAGACTTTATAATCTTAACCTACAAGGATAATGAAGCTCTTGACAAGTCAATTATTGACCAGATAGAGAAGAACCGTTTAAAAGCTGAAACAAGCACTTATTGGAGTAATTGGTGGCGTGTATATGGTTTAGGTGAAATAGGAATGTTAGAAGGCGTTATATTTAGCAACTGGAAGCAAATAGACAAAGTTCCTGCAGACGCAAGATTGATAGGAATTGGACTTGACTTTGGTTACACGAACGACCCAACGGCAGCAGTTGAGGTTTATACATGGAACGGACAAAGAATATTAAACGAACTTGTTTACCGTACAGGAATGATAAACAGCGATATTGCTAAAGTGTTACCTGATAACGTACCGATATATGCGGATAGTTCAGAACCTAAGTCAATCGAAGAGATTAGACGCTACGGAAAAACGATTAAAGGCGTAACAAAAGGCAAAGACTCAATAAACTTCGGTATTCAAATAATGCAAAGTCAAGAGTATTTAGTAACGTCAAACAGTACCAACCTAATCAAAGAATTACGCGGTTACATTTGGGATACGGATAAAACAGGAGTCCGTCTTAATAAGCCTATCGACTTCAATAATCATAGCATTGACGCAGCACGTTACCACGAAATGGAAGTGTTGGGAGTTAACCCACATTATGGTCAGTATTTTATTCATTAATTTACACAAATGACAGATGACCTCCCGTTAATGGTGCGCATAGTTGAGAAATACATCTTAGAAAAGAAAGGTATTCGCATAAAAATAGTGTTTGATGACCCTATGAAAATACGAATACACACAAAAATGTTAGGTCAGGCTTTCGATATTGCCTTAGCTTACTACAATTATCAAATATAAAGTTATATAAATATGAAAACGGAAATAGTAATTCCAACAACGCTTAGTGAAATACCATTAATGAACTACCAAAAGTTTATAAAACTTGTTGAAGGTTCAAACGATGAAGAGTTAATAGCACAAAAGTCTATTGAAATTTTCTGCGGTCTTAACATGAAAGACGTACTCAAAATAAAATGGAGCGATGTTGTTGGATTGGCTAACCATTTCAATGAGTTATTCCAGCAAAAGACGGAGTTCAAAACCACGTTTAAAATAAAAGACATGGAGTTTGGATTCATTCCTAACTTAGAAGAAATGAGTTTTGGTGAGTATGTAGACTTAGACCACAATATTGGTAAGATTGAAAGTTTTCACAAAGCAATGGCGGTTTTATATAGACCGATAACCAAAAAGACGAAAGACACTCACGAAATAATGGAATATTCAGGAACCGATGAATTCTCGGAGTTAATGAAATACGCCCCCTTGGATATTGCAATGGCTGCTTCGGTTTTTTTTTATCGTTTAGGAAACGACTTAGTACAAGCTACTCTTACCTCTTTGGAGCAGGAGATGACGAAGAACAAGGAACTGAACACGATTATTCAGAACGGGCTCAGTTCAATAAGCAATGGGGATGGTATAATTCTATCTATGCACTCGCTAAAGGAGATGTTACAAAGTTTGACGAAGTTACCAAATTGGGAATACGGAAGTGCCTTACCTACCTTACTTACGAGCGACAAAGAACTGAAATTGAACAACGAGAATTAAATAGAAAAATAAAACATGGGTAATTACTATAATTTATTGGACACGTTAAAGAATCACTTTGACAATGATGCGTTTATAAACACGGTTACGGAAGGCGATATATTTGCAGTTGACTTGTCTAAACAAACGATATTTCCGTTGGCTCATTTGATTGTTAATTCAAGTGTAATTGAAAATAACGTAATTCGTTTTAACGTATCTATTTTATGTATGGATATAGTAGACTTATCAAAAGACGAAGACACGAATATATTTATCGGAAACAATAACGAGCAAGATGTACTAAATACAATGTTCGCAGTTCAAAATAGACTTTACGAAAGTCTAAGACGTGGAGATTTATTCAGCGACAATTTCATGGTTGACGGCAATGCAACTGTTGAGCCGTTTGCAGAACGATTTGAAAACTATTTAGCAGGTTGGACAATGACCTTAGATATTTTAGTTCCTAACTCAATGACTATTTGCTAATGAGCGAAACACTAAAAGCATTAGAGAAATTCAGAGATGAGGTTGTTAAGGAAGCTAAGGCAGAACTTAAACGATTAAAGAAAGATTCGTCTGGTAAATTATCGAAATCAATACAAGGCGAAGTTAAAGAGTTTCCTAATTCCATAGGTGTTTACTTTGAAATGGAGGAGTACGGAAACTTTCAGGATAAAGGAGTTTCGGGTAAAGAAAAAAAATACAATACTGAATATAGTTATAAATCTAAAATGCCACCGCCAAAAGCGTTTGACAAATGGATAGTAAAAAAAGGTATTGCACCACGAGATATTAAGGGAAAATTTCAATCAAGAAAAGGATTGCAATTTGCGATAGCCCGAAGTGTT